CTACATACTCCCAACGTACGCACAAGCGAAGAAGATTGTCTGGAAGGGTATGACTAAGGATGGTATCCCTTTCTTGGATTACATCCCAAAAGAGCTACGCAGGAAGGTGAATCAGCAGGACATGAGCATCGACTTGATCAATGGTTCTATCATTCAGCTTGTAGGTTCGAATAGATACGACGCCCTCCGCGGTACGAACGCAGTTGGCATCGTGTTCTCAGAGTTTGCGTATCAGCATCCTGATGTGTATCCAACTATGCGCCCTATGGTACTTGAGAATGGTGGTTGGTTACTATTCCAATCTACTCCCTTCGGCGAGAATCACTTCTATGACATCTACAACGTAGCTAAGACATCAGAAGGCTGGTTCAGCATGAAGTCTACGATTGAGGATACGGGTGTTATCACCGAGGAGATGATCAAGAATGAGATAGATGAGAACATAATATCACCTGACATGGTGCGCCAAGAATACTATTGCGACTTTAGCGTAGGTGCGCTTGGATCATACTATTCTTCATACATAAATAACCTCACCCTTAAAGAACAGATTGGCGTTGTAGAATGGGAGCCTGGTCATAAGGTGCACACCGCATGGGATCTTGGCATGAACGATGCGACCGTGATCATATTCTTTCAGCTTATTGGTCGGAAAGTACAAATCATTGACGTCTACGCCAATTCAAACGTGGGGCTCGAGCATTACATACAATACGTACTCTCTCGTGAATATATCTATGGGAATCACGTAGCTCCTCACGATATAGGCATACGCGATTACTCTGCGGGCGGAGAGACACGTTGGGACAAGGCACGTGACCTTGGTATCCAATTTAGAATAGCGCCTAAGATGACAATTATGGACGGCATAGAAGCAGTGCGTTCTAACTTTACTCGTTTATGGATCGATGAACGTAACTGTAAGAAACTGATCTCAGCACTCCGCGACTATCGCAAGGAATATGATGACAAACTTAAACGCTATAAAGACAAACCACTTCACGATGGCAACAGTCACTACGCGGACAGTATGCGCTATCTCATGATCAGTCTTCACCTTTTAGGGGAGTCGATGAGTGAAGAAGAAGCTGAGCGTATCCATAACGCCGCTCGGTATGGCAGTAAAAGTAACGCACCGTCCGTATTTGATGATGTGAGGTATAGATGAAGGGTAAACCAGTAGCATTCGAAGAGTTTAAAAACATGAATATACTACGCAAACTTATAAGTAGCTTTCCCAACCTTATCTTGGCAGAGGATGAGACGTATGAGATTACCGATGAAGTTACACTTCTTAGAGGGATAGTGAGGATAGGCCATCTACCTACGCTCAAATATATGATAGTGCCCATAGAATCACTTCCTCTAACCAAGGAATTCTTAAAGGCTGCAACTAAGGCATTTTTTACAAAGCGATGCGATTCTTATAAACTATTTAAGATCATTCGATAATAGAAAGGATAAATAATGCACTTACAGTACATCTTGGGAATGATAGAAGAGAGAGGTAGTTTTATTATTTATACTACCAAGAAAGAATCTGGATGTGGATTTCAATGGAACTATTCTTTTGTGTATTGGACTAACAAAAAAGGTCGGTGTGAAATCCTGAGAGATTACTTCGATCTTGGTAAAATTCGATACTATGCGTCCACTAAGAAAGGAAGAGGGGTTTATCGCATTGCTGGTAATGAACTGATGCCTTTTTGTCGTATCGTTTATCCCCATCTTACTTATTTAAAAATACCTTGTGGCTTAATGATGGATTTCAGAAATACTTATCCTGCAAGTGGGACGCCTTCTAAAGATGTAATTAATAAAAGAATCCGTTTGAGTAATGAAATGATAAAATATCAACAGGAGTATGGTAATTCTAATGAAAGAAAGTCTAGAAAAGCCCATCCCCTCTCCTTTGTTGATTAATGGAGTTATTACCTATTGATTAACGTCCCAATGCTTTCTATGATGACTATCGCCTATTGAGTAGTTATGAGAAGGAAGTAGCCGATGTCAGTCTTTCCCAATGATGTTTCATCAATAAATTCTAATGATACAGACCGAGCACTCGTCAAACGCATGGAAAACGCGTGGGATGATCACTCGTCACAAAACCTTTACTTTCAGACCCAAGCAGAAATAGACCTCAGGTTCTATTCTAACGATCAACATATCTGGAACGATATGTATGGGTCTGAGTTGCCATTTAATCGCCAACAGTTCAATTTCAACCTCATCAAGCGCATTGTAGAGATGCCTGTTGGTCACCAACGCCAGAATAGAAAATCAACAATTGCCGTTCCTCTTGAGGGATCGGATCAACGAACTGCTGATCAGTTCACCAAACTACTCCTGTGGAATGATCAGCAGGATAATGTAAACGAGACCATATCTCAGGCGTTTCAGGGTGCTTGTATCACCGGCATGAACCTCCTCCAAGTCTGGGTTGATTTCGGAAAAGACCCTATTTCTGGTGATATTAAGGTAGATAACTGTGCGTACAACTCATTTATCATTGATCCATACTTTAAGAAGCACGATCTCTCCGATTGTAACTTTATATGGAAACGTAACTTCGTAACACATGAACAAGCTCAGTTCCTACTACCTGATTTTAAGGATGAACTTGCAGGGATTGGTGTTTCAGGGATATCGGACGGTAAGTTTACCTTCCTACCAGAGCAGATCTTCAATAACGGTGCATCTAAGCTATTAACGTACGATGAGTTCTTCTACCGAACATACCGAAAAGGTATACGTCTTCATGATCCTACTCGTGGCTCAACAATAGAATGGACATTTTCTGAAAATCAGCTGAAAGAGTTTCTTCGTGACGCCCCTCATATCCAAGTTGATAGATCCTTAATACCAACAGTTAATCAAGGCATTGTTGTTCAAGGCCGCGTGTTCTATAACGGTGGAAATCTCTTAGGTATCGATGAATATCCATTTGTACCTACGTTGGGATACTACACTCCTGAACTAGATACGCTTGAAAACCGAATCCAAGGCCTTGTTAGACCACTTCGTGATACGCAGTTCCTATTCAATAGAACTATGATCAACATGCTTGATATATGGGAATCACAACCTAACTCAGGATGGGTAGCTAAAGAAGACTCGGTAGTTAACCCTAAATCATTACATAAGACAGGTCAGGGCCAGGTTATATGGCGTAAGAAAGATTCTACTCCTGATGATCTTGTTAAAATGATACCTGCTACTATCCCACAAGGCTTCTTTGAGATGAACACCCAACTCAACAACCTGACCCAACTCATATCAGGGGTTAATGAAGAATTACTTGGCTCAGCTACTGATGATAAAGCTGGTGTGTTATCCATGCTTAGACAAGGAGCAGGGCTTGTGACACTCCGTACGCTCTTTGATCAACTGGATGTTACCCAATCTCTTTTAGGGCGCTTACGGTTGAAGGTGATGCAGAATAACTTTACTCCGGCCAAGGTGATGCGTGTGCTTGCAGAGGAACCTGCACCAGAGTTCTATGACCGCGACTTTGGCAAATATGATGCTGCGGTAGAAGAAGGGTTTAATACTTCTACACAGAGACAGCTTGAGTTTGCACAGCTGCTTCACATGAAAGAGCTTGGTGTTCCTATCCCAGAATCTAGACTTATCCAAGCAGCTACGATCCAGAACAAAGATGAAATCATCCAAGAAATGGCACAAGAACAACAACGACAACAACAAGTGGAACAACAAGCTGCACAAGCACTTCAAGAAGAACAAGCAGCTCGTACCAACCTGGCTAATGCACGCGCTATTGCTGATAAAGGATTAGCGGTTGAGCGCGAAACTCGTTCAGTTTCTAATATTGCATTGGCCAGGAGCGTCGTATGGAGAGCGTTAAAGATCTTGAACAAGCAAAATTAGATAAACTTAAGCAGATGGTTGAGGTGCAGAACTTGGATTTGACGCAAATAGAGAAACTTCTATCTATTATGCAGGTTATAAATAAACCGATTGCAGATGAAGTGACAAAAAATGTTTCTACTGTTACTCAACTTGAACCCAAGTAAAATCTCTCGAAGGAATAAACTTAAATCAGTTATTGCGCTATCCTCTCTATGAGGTGTTATATGATCGGATTTAAAACTGAATACATTGAAGTTCTATCTTTTTACGGCAAGAGTAAATATAGAAAGTTTCTTTGGAGATGTCGCTGCAAATGTGGAAATGAACGCATAAGAACTACTGACCAAATCAAAAGCGGTAAACCCATAAGTTGTGGATGTTATACACAGATTCGTCGTGGAAACATGTCTAACCATATTTGGCATACTAAACATGGCTTAGCCAATAAGCATCCTTTGTATAGAACGTGGAAAAACATGAAACAACGATGCTATAATCCTAACAATCCTGATTTTCACGTTTATGGCGAAAAAGGTATTAAACTAAGTAAAGT